GAGAAGGTAGAGGCTCACTATGACGCTACCCATCCCTTACGTAATAGGATGGACGCAGATCACCAGCTATACAAGCTGGACTCTTACGATGCTGGGGACGGATATAGGTCTTATACCTCAAATGAACCCCAGACCTACGCAGATAAGGTAATTTCGTGGCTTACAGGAGCCGAGATTGTTGTAAGGATTCCACCAAATGGAAATCCTAGGAACAATCGAGAGATAAATAACGATAAAGAACGGTTTATTATTGGAGCCTTACGCTCTGCTAATGAACGTCTGACATCAAGGTTAGTGCCGTCTATTAAAGACCAGCTATCTTGGTACATAGCTCTCAGAGGGTGGTATGCAGGTAGGGCTATGCTCTCCAAACAAAAAGACGATACCACTACTATTGATGTAACTCCGTGGGACCCGATACATACCTACTGGGGGGTTGGATCAGATGGTCTGGCCTGGGCTTGTTATAAGATCAAAAAGACCAGAGGAGAGATAGAAGCTCAGTATGGAATTCGCCTTGGGGATGCTAGAGCAGACGACGACGGTATTGCAGTCTATGATTACTATGACACTGAGTATAACACCGTAGTTGTACCTGGCAGATTTGTTAAAAAGCGCACCCCTCATGGTGGGGAACAGGTACCGGTATTTATAGGGCCAGTAGGATCTACTCCGTTAGTTCAGTCGCTGGAGCTGTCTTCTATTGAAGATACTCTGGAAGACTACGGAGAGTCGGTATTCAAATCTACTAGAAGCCTCTATGAGAACCATAACTTCATGATGTCAGTAATGTTGGAGCTGACAGCACGATCTAGGAAGCAGGGACTAAAGGTTGTTAGTAGAGACGGTACGAAAACATTAGATGAAGATCCATATCAAGAAGGAACAGAAATATCGTTAGGTCAAGGAGAGGATGTAAAGCCCCTTGGACTACTGGAGATGGCCAGAGAGTCGGGTGCTTTCATGGGACTAGTGTCAGGAGAGTTGCAGAGAGGTAGCGTCCCTCATTCAGTATACGGGGAACTACCCTTCCAGTTATCTGGATATGCAATTAACACGTTACGTCAGGGTGTGGAGACGGTTTTGATTCCTAGGGTTCAGGCTATGGAAAGGGCTTATACCCAAATAGCCAACCTGCTTTGTGACCAGTATCAGACTGGTAGTTTCAAAGCCGTCGAACTATCCGGTGAAGATAACAATAGGATGTATTTCTCAGAAGAAATTACCCCAGAAAGAATAGAAGCTGGCGGAGATCCTGAGATTAAAATATCACCAAGACTACCAGAAGACGATATGTCCAGATACGGAATGGCACAGATCGCACGAGAAGGACAGACTCCGCTGCTGCCAGACCTATGGATCAGAGACAACATCCTTGGAATACAAGATGCAGACCAGATAGACGATGCGGTAAAAGAGCAGATAGCAGAACGTACTTTACCAGAAGCTGGTATGTGGTCTCTCTATCAAGCAGCCATGAAACAGGGTAGAGAAGATCTGGCTCAGATGTATTTCGGAGAGATGGTTGCAATGCTGTTTGCTAAAGCGAAACAAATGTCAGATACTTTCGGCGGGGGTGGGCCTGGTATGCCTCCGGGATCTCCCTCTCCGGGGCCTGGCGGAGTGCCCGCCGGGGTAGCACCGCCGGGTCCTCCCCCACCAGAAGCGCCGCCTATGCCGTCGCCAGAGGTAATGCCTCCAGCGGCAGCGGGCGTACCGCCTCCAGTACCGACTCCGCAAGGTGGCCCAGTAGTACCACCAGGGCAGCCTAGACCAGGAGCGCAAGGAGAAGGTGAGCGACTTCGTAGAATGGGTCTTGTAGGACCAGGAGGATAAACATGGCTTCAACACAACAAGAACAGGGACTATTGAGCGCCTTTGGCTCTATGATGCAGGACTTTTTCACTGGCACTGTTCCTTCTTTTGTGCAAGGAATGATGGGGCCAGCGCCAGGGGAGGTAGACCCCGGATTACTGCAAGCAGCAGAGGATGCTAGAAACGGCAGACTTCCTCCTGTACCGTCCCCTATGACAACCTTGGCAGACCCTACTCCACCTATGCCGAGTGCGGCTATGCCAGGATTATTGGACACTTCTAACGTGGTAGACAATCCGAGAGTACGGAATCTTATGGAGACACCAGTACAAGAGCAAGCTATGACCGCGGAGACTACGCCTAAGAAACTGGTTGAAAGAATGGCAGAGGAGTGGGACACTACTCGATACGGCACGTATGTTCCAGAAGGCGAAGTGGACTGGCATGCACTTTATCCTAACAACCCTCATAAAAAGGCGTTTGAATCTCAGATAAGAAAGAATGTTCCTGAAGGAAGAGATCCAGAAGCACTATGGAAAATGGCTAGACGAGGATACCTACATTCTAAGGGGAGTTACTTACTATCTTATCTAGATAATCCAAATATAGGAACAGCAGCAGTGCCGACATATTATACGTTTATGGATGGCGGGTATTCTACCCTACCAGACGATGTGGAACAACTAGAAACCGCTCTCACTAGTGCCTCTAAACAAAAGCACACAGATATGAACTGGAAAGAATGGAAAGCCGAAAACCGAGAGTTGCTTAGTGGCTATGAGGATTCGGTGATACAGAATATATTTTATGTGGTTAAAGACGATGAGGACGAGCTGGCTTTAATAGCAGCGCTTGAAGGTATTAACGGGCAAGGAATGCGAGGAGGTAGAGCCCTGTCTGAGTTATATGACTTTAAGGACAGCGTGGACAATGAGCCAGTAACAACTCAAAGTATGCCTACGGAAGGGTACCTGAGTAAGCGTAAGGCTCAAGAAAGTGCGCCCCAGCCCTTCTCTCCTATGGTTTATACTAGCGGTCGTTCTAGAGCTAGAGTTGGCGGACCAGGCGTAGAAGCAACAGGGATGGGTCAGTTCCCTACCCCTCAAATGATAGGTAGTCCAGGCGTAGAATCAACTGGATTTCCAGGGTAAGGAGAATAACTTAAATGCCACATACAGTAGGACACAATCCTGATACGGTTACTACAGGCCCAGCTGACGCTAGACAAGAAATAACTGCCGCAGAGTACCTGGGTTTGGCTATGCGTCGAGAGGCTGAAGGCGACATAGTGGGAGCCTTACAATATTTTAACAAGGTTAAGAGCCTACCTACAGCTACAAGCCAGCAAATTCAAACTGCACAAGGTTACCTACAGCGATTAGAAGCATCTAACCCGGAAATATTAGGCGCAACTGCAGCAGGTCCGGTAGAACAAGCGCAAGCATTTTTTGATGTTGGGCTTAGACTCAAGGGTCAGGGAAACACTGCGGCTGCTAATACTAACTTCGAGGCAGCATTAGATGTTATTACGGCGGCTTTAGGCACAGTAGGACAAGATCCAGCAATTAAAACGCAGCTTGAGCAAATAAGACAACTTACATTAACTGAGAAACCCTTTGCTACAAGAACAACTACAGCACAACCAACTGTAGACCAAGAACTAACAGGTTTTCCTGGGATGCCTACTACTCCTTCTGCTCTTGGTGCCTCGCCTGGGTTTACTAGAACTAGCTATCTTGACGACCCAGCTTTCAAGGATGCTCCACCATTACGCACTCGTCCAGAGGAGTACGTGGAACAAATATCCCGACTACTTGGTGGGGTAGATCCACAAGGTCGTCCTGCATTTGGTACTCCTGCAATGCGTTCTATACAGCGGGGATTAGAATCAGGATTTGCAGACCAGCATACTAGGTGGCTACTTGAAAGTTCTGCTCAACCAGTAGGTCAGGTAACTCAATTTGAGGATTGGTTAGGCGAAAGAGGTATAGAGAGACCTACTGGAGATAAACTTCCTGCGTATTGGCAAGAAGCTCTAACGCAAGGTAGCCTCTTTCCTAGATTAAGTGAACAACAGGCTATAGAGTTTATTTCGAAAGCTAGGGCCATGCCGTTGTTTGGTACTCCTACATCAGACGGTACTGGGTTTACAGACACTTTAACGCCTGAGCAGAAATGGGCAGCTAGATCTGCTATGGGCGGTGCTACTACAGGACTATTCGGACGTATAAACGATCAACGCTTTAATTCTTTATTGGCTGCGTGGGAAAACTTACGCAGGTCTGACCCTAGGAAATATTCGACTCCGACGTTTCTTCCTTGGGTTGCTCGTCAGCTATCGTCCGACGCTCCTGGTTATGTGTCTGGGTTCTCTCAAGGAACTGTTACGACATCAACAGAGGCAGTTCCTGGTACCGCTAAGGATGCGGTTAATGCAATGCAGGGCGTTGTTTCTGGATACACAGCAGAAGAGGCTAAAAATGCACAGGATTGGGGCAATGCTCAAGCAGCCAAAGAGGCTGCGGAAGTGAAAAGGTTGCGGGCTATAGTCCCTGGGTCCGCTGAATATAATAACGAAAGCGCCTTTAACCGAAGAAAAATAGATGCGCTTCACCAAAACCTTGTTGACCCCAACTCAGATAAATCTAATGCGTCAACTGTTAATGACGACGACTCAGAGGATGAAAAGAAAGCAGCTGCGGCGGCTGCACAGAAAGCGGCGGCGGCACAGCAAGCGGCGGCGGCACAGCAAGCGGCGGATTATGTACGAGGTCATACATATGGATATTACCCGGAGGCTCCTCGAGTGGAATGGGACGTTACGGGCGATATACCACAGGAATGGATACAGAAAAAACTCCCTCCCACGTATGAGGACGTAGTAACCCCGCTGGGATTTGGAGGTAGAGATACAGGTCTTACAAGAGGCCTAGCAGGAGGACTGGCAACGGGCGATCCGGCGTTAGACCCCGAACTACCTATCCAACCTATAAGTCCGTTTACCGAATTAGGTGAGGACCCATTTGACCCTGTGGCTCAAGCAGCATCCTCCCAGGATTTATTTCATTTGCTTAACCCCGAGCTGCGAACCGCGGCTATACAAGAGTTTAGAGAAGCTGAAGAGAAGGAACGGCTTGCGCGTGAGGAGGCAAAAACGCGTGAAAAAGCACGAGTAGAGGGCAATATAGAGCAAAGAACATGGAATAGGGGACCCTATCAGTATGACGCAGGTGCTCGCATGGGACTTCCATTAGGATCTACACAATACCCATTATTACGGGACGAAGTAGTGGGAGATACTTATTTGCGGGAACAACCTACTCCAGATACATTTCCTGTATTACCACAAAATCCGTATGTGGGAATAGGGGGATTGATTCGCAGATTGGAGAACGTTCCTACAGCACCAGGGGCTTCGTTACGCGATCATATAAAAGCAGCTCAAGCTGCTGAAGAAGACCGTTGGGGTACATCAGAAGCAGATATAAATAGAATAAGGGCCGAAGTACAAGATCGTATGATAGGTGCCGGGTTTGGCCGTGTGGGACAAGGCACAGGAACTAGACCTTTGACCGACAGGGAAACAAAAGCTAGACGAGATTGGGATAGAGAAGAGCAGCGCCGTCGTGCGATACAGGCGATGGAAATAGGGTTAGGTTTGGGAGGTTAACATGGCACAAGGACTTGCAGGATTTGCTGACTTTGAGAGTTTCTTAGAGGATGTTCCAGAAGCTGCATACTATAGTGCTGCTCCTTTTACTGGCGGAATGACTCCGACACAACGTCAGTATTGGTCGGGACAGTACGGTAATATACAGAACCAGTACATGGGGGCGCTGGGCCAGCAGATGCGAGCTGGACAAAGACCCTCCATGCAGTTCACGGACTTTCTTGAGACGTACCCATGGACAGAACGTTACACTGCGTTAAGTCCTAGACTCCGACCTGGAGCGGGTACAACTAGATTTAGTCCTGGTGTGAGGCGTTACTTCGCATGACTATGGATGTTGGATACGAGCGAGAATATCCTGAAGTCAGACGCAGGAGATCTTCCTCTGCTGAAGACTGGAGATGGTTCCGTTCTCAGCACGGTAAAGAGTTAGAAGCACGGGGTATAACTGACCCTAATCCCTTTGACGCTCAAGGCAGGATATCTCCAGAAGCCCATAAGGCTATGGTAGATATTCTCCAACAAAGGAAAACCCCTATGGAAGGGGTGTCACCTTCTGATCTACGGCCTGTTAGCGGACTTCCTTTAACTGAAGAGACCGTAGCGGAAGCTCCTACATACTTAGATCCAGACGTTTGGAAGAGTAGGGGTCGCCGTATTGGGGCTGCTGCACAAGAAGCAGTACCTTGGATAGGTTTGCCTAAAGTTATAGGAAGAATCAAGGAGACCAGAAAAGAGATACAAGCTGAAGAGGCTGCAGGTGAGGATATAGCTCCATGGAGAGAAGGTCTTAGATATGGTGGGGCTACATTCAGAACTCTAGGAAAGGCTCTTGATGCGGTACAAGAAACCACCTCTCCTATACGAGGGTTTCTAACAACAGAAGTGCCGGGGTTAAAAGAGCCTGAAATACAGAAAAGATTTGATATACATCGGGCTAGGGGTCTGGATAAAGTGTCTGCTTTAGCCGCAGCTTATCAACAGGCCGAAGAAGCTGGCGAAATTCCTTGGTACAAGAGCTTACCACTATCTGTTCTAACTGACCCTCTTGAGGCCATACCTGGTTTCGGTTTAATAGGAACTGGGGCACGGGGAGCAGCACGATCCTTTAAGTCAGTAAATACTATAGAGAATCTGGTTGCTAAGGTGCCGGACAACTATAAGCTTAGAGGTAAGGCCACACCAGAAAGAATTAGAAAACTACAAGCAGACATAGGAGTGATGGCCGACGACCTAGCGACTGGAAGAATTGGTGATGACCCCAATAAGATTACGGAGTACAGGAAATTTATAGCAAAAAATACAGGTCTAGATCCTGAAAAGGATTCTAAGGTACTTGACGAGGCACTTCAGATTAAACCTCTTGCCATAGTAGGACGCACAGAAGACGAGATGATACAGACAGTACCTATCCATGCGGAACGTGAACTAGAGGATTTAGTCTCAAAAGTGCCGGTGGGTAGTAGGGCAGATGTTACGGGGTACATAAAAGAGCTTAAAAGTAGACAACAACCAGGAAAAGGAAAAAGACCGAAAAAGCTGCGTACGAAAAAAGATATTACTACCAGAGAAGAATTAGTGTCTAAAGAGTTAAAGATTACCCAAGAGAGATTAAAGCTCTTAATAAACCGCTCCCAGGCAGATAATATTCACGCTGGCACTCCAGATAATCTAGGTAATGCTCTTTTAAACGAGGATCGTTTAGGGGCACTTGGCACATGGCTAGTGGGTCTTCCTGGGGGAGCGAAGCTAGGGCGTGTGTTTACTCCGGCTTTACTTGCACTTAGAACAGGTAATGAAGCCCTTAAAGAGGGTGTGCTGTTTAGGCTATTGCAGCAGCAACAAGAGGCTAAAACAAGTGCGAGACTTATTAGGTACAGAACTAATTATGTATCCGCTAAGTTCGATGTTGACGATACAGGAGCCCTCAAGTTAGTTGGGGATGAGGGACTAAAACAAACTGAGCGTAGGATGTTCTCAGATGTAGTGGAAAAAGCCGACGACCTTTTCGCTCAAAAAATGATCCCCGAAGCACAGTATGCTTGGATAAAGGAAGCTCAGGGTTATATCAATAGTTTAGCCGCAAATTATGAACGGGTTTCAGGGACTAGGTTAGCTTTCAAAGCTAACTATTGGCCTAGATTTGTTCAAAAAAACATGCTGGACGATGACTCTAAGAAAATCTTTGGTGAGACTAAGTTAGGAGAAGTACAGTCTATACAGAAACAACGACATCTAGATACTATGCAAGAGGGTATTGATAAAGGTATTAACTATCTAGCAGACCCTACAGAAGTGCTTAATAGGTATGCGAATTCCCTAAACAAGATGACCCGTGAACAGGTATTTAGAGAGAGGCTTTTGGACAAGGCCGCCACACGTACAGGTACGGCATTAGCTATAAAATCAACCAGACACATTAACCCTACAGATGCTAGAGCTGCTCCTGAGTGGATGTCTACCAGAGGATGGAGCGACCTAGAAATTAGTGATGCTGCTCAGAAACAGCTAGCGCAAGTTCTAGGAGTGAGAAAAGGAGGAGTGCTTAGTAAAGCTGAAACTACGGCGGCTGTACCAAAGTTAATTATGGCGGGTTCGTTTGACACGGGACAGCTTTTCATACAGGGACTACCGCTGTTGTTCTACAGACCTAAAGCTTGGGCACAGGCTATGTATGTCACTTTGAGAACGCTAACAAGTCGTAACCCTCAGCAGTTCTACAACAATTGGA